ATTGATCCTGTAGGATTTACCTCAGAATCTATTGATATTGCTAAAAATACAATCACTCTTACAAATCATAACTTCACAACTGGCGAAAAAGTATACTATGATTCAAGCGATCTTATAACTTCTGGTCTTGAGACTGGTGTTTACTATGTACATAAGATTGATAAAGATAAGATCAAACTTTGCGATACCTTTGACGACACTCTTGCTTCTCCACCAGTAGTAGTTTCTCTTGCTTCAACTGGCGGAGCTTCTCAGGAACTGTCAGCAGTCAATCCTAAGATCACTCCAACTAAAGGAAATGATCTTGTATTTGACCTATCTGACGCTTCTCTTGATGGATTTGAATTCAAAATCTATAAGGACTTTGAGTTTAACAACGAATTTGTTTCTATTGCAAATACAACTACTTTCTCAACCGCTGGTGTTGGAACAGTTGGAGTTGGAAGTACAGCATCCTTAACCCTTAAGTATTCTGAGCAACTACAAAATCCACTCTTCTACAATGTAGAAAGATCTGGATTCATCTCAACTGCTGATGCAACAGTCAAAGACTTCAACCAAATCCTGTATAAGAAGAGTAAGTATGATGGTTCTTACTCAATTATTGGTGTTGCAGAAACGACTTTTGTTATTACTCTAACAGATATTCCAGAGTTTGATTCTTATAGTACAAATAATACAACATCGATGAAGTATACAACTACTTCATCTAATGCATCTGGTCCAGTCGGAACCATTAATATAATCTCTGAAGGTTCTGCATATAGATCTCTTCCTGCAATTTCAAGCATCACCTCTACAAATGGTAGCGATGCTCTTCTATTCCCCAAATCAACCAAACTTGGTAATCTGAAGCAATTCAGAATTGGGCAACAAATTATAGAATTTAATACTGATAAAACATTAAGTCCTAAAGCTGCTCTACCAGCAACTATTGAACTAAAAGATAATTTAACCATTGATGAGATTGAAATTTTAGATGGAGGAAGTAATTACACTATTGCACCAGATCTAGTAATCGTTGACTCAGTAACTGGTCTAGAGCAAGATGGTATACTCTTGTGCGAAATCGGATCAAGTTCTATTGATAATGTAACTATCTTTGAACAACCAACTGGATTGACTTTTAATCCAAAAACTATATTCGCAGTCAATAATACTAATGGTGTTGGTATTGCAACAATGCAATCATCCTTGAGTGGAATTGTTACCTGTTTCTTGACCACACCTCTATTAGGATTTAGTACAAGTGTATTTGCTATCGGAGATGAAGTATTTGTTGAAGGTGTTACTAAAAATGGAACTGATGGTACAGGATTTAATTCGGATGATTATGGATATTCATATCTAACTGTTCTTTCATATTCGAACACTATTCCTGCTAAGGTAGAATATAGTGTTGCTGGTTTGACTACTAATCCAGGTCTCGCGGATACTACTCAAAGTTCCTTCGCTAATATGACGAAGAGATCTGATTTACCAGTATTCAAGGTAACTCAGAAGAAATCAGAATTCAGTATTGGTGAGAATATAACTGTAAATGGAGAGAATACTGATCTATTCATCTCTTCTATACTGAAAGATTATATTAAAGTTACTGGTGTATTCCAATTAAAGGTTGGAGATATAATCCGAGGTAATATTTCTGGTTCCAGAGGAACTGTATCTTCTCTGAATACAAGTGATGGTAGATTTACTGTAGATTATTCTGTAAGGTCTGATCAAGGTTGGAAGACTAATACTGGTGAACTAAACAATGATATTCAAGTAACTCCAGATAACGACTACTATCAAAATCTTTCTTACTCGATTAAGAGTCCTATTCAATATAAGGATTCGATTGACTCTATCAATCGTCTAGTACATACATCTGGTCTCAAGAATTTCGTAGAAACTGAACTAAGTTCTACAAGTTCTATTAGTGTAGGTAGTACTTCTCCTACATCTCTCAACTTTATTGACCTAAGTTCTGATAATAGAGTTGATACCATTTATGGATTCGGTCTCAGTAGAGATACAGATGTTTCTGCTCTAAATGCATTTACAAATTCTTCAAGATTCATTGAACTTGGTAATATTAAACTCGTAGATAGTTTGATTTGTAGAACAAATAGAGTTCTTGAAATTGACGATGTTAGTGGTCAGTTTACAAATAAAGAGAATGTAATTGATGAATTCATTGATCTTGATGAATACACTAAAGATGTTGCAAGATTCCTCGTTCAAGTCAGAAGTACTGATGGACTACAAACAGCAATCTATGAATTGATCGTTCTATGGGATGAGTACCAAGAAAACGTTCTTACTCTGAATAAGGCATATCTCTCTAGTACAGGAGTTGGTGTTACTTACTCTGGTGCAGATTCTTCCGAGATTACAACTCTTTGGGATGAAAGGGAGTTTGCAACTGTAACTGGTAATATTGATGTCTTCGATGTTCTTTCTGTAAGATTTACTCCTGAAGATGTCTTTAATATTGACTATGATATTAAGTTCATCAAAGATACTTTCAATAGCAATGCTGTTGGACTGGCATCGACTTCTATTGGACTTATCAAGAATCAATCTTCATATCGAATTGCAGGTGCAGGAGGTGCAGCGACACTATTCGAATATGATGCTGCTGACTTTGATGCAGTTCATGTTCAAACGCATATTTATGATGAAACCGACAATGTTCAGAACTTCCTGGAGATGTATCTCCATCATGATGGAACAGATACCTACATAACCGATTACTACTTTGATAGCAATCCTTCGGAAGGTATTAGCGGAAATGATTTTACTAACTTTAGACCTGAATTAAGCGGTGGAGTACTCTCACTCAAGTATGTAAATACTGGTTCAAATGATATTGAAGTAAAAACTAATGCTGTTGGATTTGGAGCAACATCTAATGGAATTTCTACTCTAAGATTCCAGTCTACTGGTGTTCCTGATGGATCTGAAAGAAGTGCTTATTATGAATCAAATTATGCTGTAGGCACTGGAGTAACAGAAATCTTTAGAGGTTCTAAGCAATTATTCACTTCTGTTAAGAGTTTGGTCAGTGTTAACAATGGTTCTGACTTTGCTCTACACCAAGTTTATTCTATAAACTCTGACGAAACTAATACATTCTCTACACAAGCTCCATTTATCTCTATTGGTAGCACAACTGGTATTGGAACCTTTGGTTCTGATTTTGATGGATCAGACTTTATTGTTAAGTTCTTCCCCAATGCCGATGCTTCTGGAATTGTAACTGTAAAAGCATTTAATGAAGCACTTTATGAACTAGTTGACCTAGAAAATAAGTATGAGAATATTGATTACGGATTCATCAAAAAGCAAGAACTAGGAATTGCTCTCTATGATGCAGTTAACAGTCCAAGAATTAATAAGAATGAATTTGAGATGGAATATCAAGGTATTCCAATCTTCAAGAAGACATTTAATCCAGCAGATACAACTATCCTAGATCGCACAACTGGCATATTTACAATCGAGAATCACTTCTTCTCTGATGGAGAAGAGTTAATCTACAGAGCAGGTTCTACTGTTGTTGGAATCAATTCATCTTCTATTGGTATTGGAGCAACTGCAGATTCTGTTGGTGTAGTTACAAATGCACTACCATATAGAGTCTGGTGCGATAAAATTACTCCAAATACTTTCAGACTTTCTACAAGACCAGAATATGTAAGTGCAGGAATCTATGTAACGTTCACTAATGCTGGTGAGGGTAATGCACACTCTCTTGAGATGGTCAAGAAGAATGAAAAGACTATTTTCGCTCTCGATGATCTAATTCAAGCACCTTTAGCATATACTCCGATTGTTTATGATCTTCAAGGTAATGGTGGTTCAATTAGTGCTGCATCAACAGTATTTGCCCTATCTGGTATTGCATCTATCGTAAACGGAGACATCCTCAAGATTGAAGATGAATACATGAAAGTTGGTGGTGTAGGTTTAGGAACGACATCCGTTGGACCAATTTCAACGGGAGACATAAACCTAGTTGAAGTTGTTAGAGGTTTTGTTGGAACTGCTGCTACTGATCATACTGAACCAACTACCGCTAGAGTTTACAGAGGTTCTTATAATATTTCTGGAAACAGAGTATTCTTCACTGATCCTCCAAAAGGAAGCGGACTTGTAACTCTTGATGATTCTGGTCTACCGAGACCATTCTCCAAGTTCAGCGGAAGAACATACCTAAGACAGAGTTATGAAAATAACCTTGTTTATGATGACATTTCAAGACAGTTTACTGGCATTGCACAAACTTTCGTAGTTCAAAATGCTGGAGTTAATACTACTGGTATTGAAACTGGAAGCGGTCTGGTTCTCCTGAATGGTATCTTCCAGACACCAACTACCAATAACAATGCAGGAAATAATTTCTCATATGGAGAAGTTGCAGGTGTTTCTAGTATCACATTTACTGGTATTACTTCAACTGATGGTAGTCAGGTAACTTCTATCTCTGATGTCAATCAAAATGGTTTCCCAAGAGGAGGTTTGATTGTTTCTCTTGGTTCTACTAACGGTCTCGGATTTGCACCTCTAGTAGGAGCAGATATCCTCCCAACCGTTACTGGCGGAGTAATTACTGGAGTAGTTGGAGTTCCAACATACGGTCAATCACTCGGTCTTGATACTTGCTCTTATAACAATGAGAGTGGAATTCTTGAGGTAACTACTGCCACTGCACACAATCTGAAAGATCATAACCAGCAAGTTTGGTTAGAGGGTCTTGAGTTCTCATGTGCTGCTCCTCATGCTGGAGTTACAACTACAATCTTCCCAGATGGAACTCTTGGAAATGTATTTGCAATTAGCGGAATTGTTTCTACTACTACGTTCAATGTCAATGTAGGAACTAGTACTATTCCTCATACTTACATGGGTTCTGGTTCTGCATATCCATACTTTAGTAGACTCAATGTTGGATCTGGATATAATGGACTTACAGGCATTGGAATAAGTGTATATGAAGCAAGTCATACTGGTGCAGCTGCAACGATTACTGCAGTTGTCGGTGCTGGCGGAACTCTAACCTTCACTGTTGAGGGAGGAGGAAGCGGTTACACTAATCCAGATATTCTTGTCGATGCTCCATCCTATTCGAACTTGGAAGTTCAGGGAACATTTAGAAGAGGAATTGGTTCTACAACTACTACTGGAGTAAATCTCCTAATGTCCGTAGAACTTGGACCAAATTCTCAGTCAATCTATGCAGATCGCTACGCAGATGCTGCTGCATTACTTGAAGACAACAAAACTTTCATTGCTGAGATGGCAGTTGGAAGAATGCTTGATGCATATCCTTCTTTCACCATCCCAACTGGAAATCAGGCATGTATTGATGATGCTGTCGATGTTGTCGAGGCAATTGCCTACAACTTGAGATTTGGTGGCAATGATGCAACTTATGACGCCGCAACATTGTATATCAGCGGAGCACACGTTGCTGGAGAGGAAGATGAATCGATTTACGTATTCAACGAAGTTGGTTATCTAGCAAATAACGTTATTAATAACGTTGCTATTGCAAAATCTGGTTACACATCTGAAGATCAAGTATTTGATTTCAGTATTACTGCAGATCCTTTGACTGGATTCAACACAAGTCCAAGTTCTTGTGCAGATGTACAATCTTCAATTACATCTTTTGTAGGTATCGTAACAAATGCTATTGGACTTAGCACAATCCCTGGAAGCAGAACTATTGCTCCTGCATCTCTATATGAAGTTGCTAAATTCAGCATTGATAGACAAGGTTATGCATTCGAACCTGGAGATAAGTTCAAACCAATCGGTCTCGTTACTGCTCTCGGATTAACCTCACCAAGTGAAGAATTTGAGTTAGAAGTAACTGATGTTTACTATGATACATTCTCCTCCTGGCAGTTCGGTCAACTTGACTTCATCGATCCAATCAAAGTTCTTCAGAACGGAACAAGATCGGTGTTCCCAATGTATTACAATGCAGAACTTGTAAGTTTCGAGAAAGATCCTCTAGATCAAGATTCTGCACTCATTGATATGGATTCTGTTCTATTGGTATTCATTAATGGAGTTCTTCAGGAACCAAAATCTGCATATCAGTTTGATGGAGGTTCTTCAATTCAGTTTATTACTCCTCCAAAACCAGAGGATAATATCTCAATCTTCTTCTATCAAGGAACTAGAAATGTTGATGCAACCAACTTAGACATCAATGAAACAATTAAACCAGGAGACTCTGTTTTCCTCAATAGATTCCCTGGAATTACAACATCTGTTGACCAAAGAGAAAAGAGAATTGTTTACTCAATTCCAAGTGCTCAGAGACTACAGACTAATGTCTATTCAGATGTTGGTATTGATGAACAGAACTTCAGACGTTTGGATTGGACTAAGCAAAAGAGAGATCTATTTGTAAATGGAGATTACATTTATAAGTCTAGAGATTCTCTTGAAGGTATGGTTTATCCTACTGCTAAGATTATTGCTAATGTTAATCCTTCTGATACTGCAATATTTGTTGATAACGCACAATTCTTCAATTATGAAGAAAATGAGTCCAGTGTTGTAACTCCATCTGTTGATGCATTCTTAACCGATGATATTGCAGTTTCTCCTGCAGTTCTTACTGCAACAGTAACTTCTACTGGCACAGTTTCTGGAGTAACTATTGTAGATGGAGGTGCTGGATATGCTTCAACTCTATCATCAATAAATCTCGCATTCTCTGCTCCTAAGTTTATTGGTGTTGGTATTGGAACTACCGCGACAGCAACAGCAACCATCACAAATGGTTCAGTTTCTGGCGTAACACTTACAAATCCTGGTCTTGGATATACCAATTCTCAGAATAATCCAATTAGACCACAAGTAATTGCGGAGCAACCTAAGAATGATGATGAACTATTGACAGAAATCTCTGTTGTTCAGGGCAATACTGGCATTATTACTGGAATAAAAGGAGTGAATGGAATCGGAACAGACTTGGCAATCAAGTTCTATACCGATAATACAACTGATTTGCAGGTAGGTTACTACATTTTAGTCACAGGAACAAATGTTGGTAGCGGAGTAACTTCAATCTTTACACATAATGACGATATCATTGGAATTGGAACTGAATATCTAGATAATGTTTATAGAGTTGATGATATTCCTGTTATCAATGAAATTGTTTGTAATATCGATAATAGAACCGTTACTTCTGGAATTGAGACTCTTGGAACTTCTGTTTACAATCCAAATGGATATTTCTCCTGGGGTAGACTTTCCAGTATAACTAGAGATAGTTCTAATCCTATCTCGATTGGCGTAACTGGAAGAACAGTTTCTGGTCTATCAACATATCCTATTCTTCAAAGAAAAGGATATGGATTAAGAGATAATGGTGCTATTAGAAAAATTCTCCCAGATTAAACTATAAATAGAAAGAAAACTGCTAAAAAATGTCGGCAATTATAACTGATCAATTCAGAATATTAAATGCGAATAATTTTGTTGAGTCTGTTGACAATGCCAACAACTCTTACTACATCACTGTAGGGTTGCCAAATCCTGCTGCGGCAGTTGGATACGGAAGAGTAACTAATTGGGATTCCAACGTTCCTTCCCCAACTGATAATTTTGATTATGTTGCTCATACCGTAGATACTACTCTTTTCGGTAAAAAAGTTTCATCTGCTAACTGCAGAAGACTGATTAGAAGAGTGGACTGGACTAGAGGAACTCGCTATGAAATGTATCGACATGATTATAGCGTAGATAATCAATCTCCAGTAACTTCATCTACAAGACTGTATGATGCAAATTACTATGTAATGAATTCCGACTATAGAGTCTATATTTGTATTAGTAATGGAACTAGCGGCATTAATACTACTGGTACTGCATCTCAGGATGAACCCCTATTTACAGACCTTGAACCATCAAAAGCTGGAGAAAGCGGAGATGGTTATGTTTGGAAATACTTGTTTACTGTAGCACCTAGTGATATTATCAAATTTGACTCAACTCAGTTTATCTCTGTTCCTAATGACTGGGATACCTCAACAGATTCTCAAATTCAAGCAGTAAGAGAGAATGGGGATTCTAGCGTAAATGAAAATCAAATTAAAAAGGTTTATATTGAAGATCCAGGATTAAGTTACTCTGGCGGAGAAGTTGATATTGTTGGAGATGGAACTGGCGCAAAATGTGTTGTTACTGTAGATAGTAATGGAAAAATTACTGATGCGGTAGTTTCTTCTGGTGGAAAAAATTATACTTATGCAATGGTTGATTTGGGTCCTCTGCAACCAGCAGGAAGTATTCCAAATCCAGCAAAACTAATTCCTATCATTCCTCCTGGAAAAGGTCATGGGAATAACATTTATAGGGAACTGGGAACTGACAGAGTTCTACTTTATGCAAGATTTGATGATTCTGACAAAGATTTTCCAACCGATACTTCATTTGCTCAAATTGGAGTAATTAAAAATCCATTGAGAGTCAACTCAACTGCGATTTTTGACGGTAATCAATTTAGTGGCACTTCAGCAATTAAATTGAAATTAGATGGAACTATCAGTGGAGAAGAATTTCTGACTATTGGTAAGAAAATTACCCAAAGTGTAACTACTGGTGCTGGTGTTAGTGTAACTGCTGAAGGTTATGTTGCATCTTATGATTCAGAAACCAAAGTTATTAAATACTTCCAAGATAGAACACTTAACTATCATCCATCCGAGTATGATCAAAGAGATTATGTTGGAGTAAGTAGTGAGGGTCAAAGATATGCATTTGCATTTGATGGTTCTGCTATTACTACCGCTGATGGATTCTCGGGATCTGTAGATTCTGGATACACTGGAATTACTACAAATCCAACAGGGAATAAGAACATTAACTTGGGTGTTGAGTTCACAAAAGGTCTTGCCGTATCAGAAATAAATAAGTTGTCGGGAGACGTTATCTATCTGGATAATAGACCAGTTGTCGAAAGAAACGCCAGACAGAAAGAAGACGTAAAGATTATCCTGGAATTCTAAGATGCCACAGAAAACTAATTTAAATATCAATCCTTACTATGATGACTTCGATAAAGATGATAATTTTTATCGAGTTCTGTTCAAACCAGGATTCCCTGTACAGGC